TCAAATTCTCCAGCGAATAACTATCTTATCAGATGTGACTTGCACCTTGTCAATAAGCTCTTTGACAATAATTTTCTGGTCTTCGTATGACATATCAAGCACACTACTAGCATCTAGTAGCTTCTCTATCTTTTGCCTTTTGCCCTCTTGCTTATCAGTCGAGGCTTTTTTTATTTCTTCTTCCAGCGTGGCCCTTTGCTTGATGAAATATTCAGACTTACTTCTCAATTCGTCAAGCGTGATGCGGTCATCTAAATACAAGTCATTCAGTTTGCTCAATTTGAGCGATAGGCTATCTATCTGTTTCTGTATGGCTTGCTTGTCAATGACTGGGCTTGCACTATCAAAAAATATCTCTTGTATCTTCTTTGGGTCGTTCTGTAGCATAGCTATGCGAGTTAGTACATAATGCTCTAGTATATCCATGTTATAGTAGCCAGAGTCACACTTTTTATTATCGTTATAAACCGTTACACCTTTTGTAGATCGTGGATGTCTCTGGTAGCATTCATACCGCTTGGTGCGTGTACCGTCTTTCCTCTTTTGGCCTAGTACCACTTTTAGCGGTGCGTGGCAGTAACCACATTGAGCCATTCCAGAAAGCATATACTTAGCTTGGAATGGTCGAGGGTTTAGCAAATCTTTGGCAGTTTGTTGTCTTCTATCCAGCTCTCTTTGCGTCTGTTCAAAATCTTCTAGCGAGATTATGGCCTTGTGTGTGCCTTGGAATGTTTGACCTTTGTATTGATTGAGGCCACAATATACTGGATTTGCTAGTATTCCTCTAATTGTGCGATAGCTCCAAGCTGGCTTTTTCGGGTAGTCAGCATTCATTTTATCTCTTAACTTAGTTATTGACATACCAGCTAAGTATGAAGTAAATATCTCTTTGACTGCTAGGGCCTCATACTCATTGACGGTCATTGATCCAGTCTCTTTGTTGTAGTTGTACCCGTAGGACGTTCTGCCCCACATCATAGACTTCCCAGACTTAGCCCGTCCTAGCTTACCTAGTTGCATACGCTCTTTTATCTGTTCCCTCTCAAGCTGAGCGAATACGCTCAAAAGCCCTATCATTGCCTTACCAAAAGGGGTAGAGGTGTCAAAATTCTCTTGCAGGCTCAAAAACTCTATTCCATTCTTGATGAAAACATCCTCGATCAAGAAAAGCGTATCTTTCTGACTACGGCTGAGACGGTCCAGCTTATAGACTAGTACCGTATCAAACAGCTTGCTCTGGGCATCTTTTATCAATTGCTCGAGTGCTGGGCGCTCGGTTGTTGATCCAGAAAAACCACCATCGGTATATACCTTGTAAACGTGCCAGTCCTTAATATCGCAGTAGCTTTCTAATTTTGCCTTTTGCTCTTCTATCGAGTACCCTTCTTCTAACTGAGAAGTAGTTGACACGCGCACATATAATGCTACTTTATTCATTGTCTTTCCCCTCTATTTCTGATAAAATAGAGTACAGAAAGACCCTTTCAAAATAA